CGCTAATGACATGCCAGGCAGGCTTGTATTTTCTGTTACTGCGGATGGTGCGCCTGCCCCGACGGAGCGACTACGAATCGACAACTCGGGCAGAGTAGGGATTGGAACGTCGTCGCCTACCGTGAAATTAGAAGTTCACGATGGCTCTGGTACTTCGGCACAAGTTGTCAAAATCAATTCAGGCGGCGTTGGGCTTCTAAGCATTCAATCTGGAACCCATACAGATTCCCGAATTGAATTTGGCGATTCAGCTAATGACGATGCTGGATATATCTACTATGAAAATGATAACGAGGCAATGAGATTTGGCGTAAATGCCAACGAGCGCATGCGAATCGACAGCTCGGGCAGGCTGTTGGTGGGTACGTCTGGTAGCTTCAACGGTGGGCGGCTTTGCATTGGATCTGGGCAGGGATCAAATACGCCAAGCGGTGAACACGTTAAGTTAGCTCCAAGCGTAAATCGTATTGAGTTTTTAGATAGCAGCTCAAACGCAAGTGACACCGGTTCAATTAGTCTATGGAACACTGTTTATAACAACCGAAGCGCAAATATTGCACTGTTTCATGATGCTGTCAACACTGGTTCAATTAAATTTGAAACTCATAACGGAAGCTCCTTGACAGAGCGGATGAAGATCCACAGCTCGGGCAATGTGGGTATTAATATAACTAACCCTACTGCACAATTGCATGTATACGACGAGGGGGGTCAAGCTGTAATTAAAACTGATATTATTAACAGTGCGTCACAGTTCACTTATGCAATTCAAGGTTTATTTGGTGGGAGTACTACATTTCAAGTACTAGCTAACGGTAACTGTGCAAATACAAATAATTCTTTTGGGGCAATATCTGACGCCAAATTAAAAGAAAATATTGTTGATGCCAACTCCCAGTGGGATGACATTAAAAAAATTCGAGTCCGTAACTATAACTTAATTGAAGGTCAAACACATACGCAAATTGGTGTCGTTGCTCAAGAGGTTGAAACAGTGTCACCGGGCCTAGTAAACACCCTGCCTGATCGTGATAGTGATGGTGATGAACTGGAGACTTCAACCAAGGTAGTTAACTATTCCGTGCTTTATATGAAGGCTGTCAAAGCACTTCAAGAAGCAATGGAGCGCATCGAAACCCTTGAACAGCGTCTATCTGATGCTGGTATCGCCTAGCGGCAACCCGCCCCGTGTTATAGCGGTGCTTTTTTATCCACTCTATTAAAACTAACTAACTATCATGGCTACAACTACTACTTGGAAAATTGCTTCACTTGACCGCGAAACTGCCGACGGTTATGTATTTACTGCTCATTATACTGTTAATGCTACTGACGAAACTTATAAGTCAGGTGCTTACGGTTCGATTGGTTTTGAACGTCCTGACACCCTTGTACCTTTTGCTGATCTCACTGAAGAGACAGTTGTTGGTTGGGTAAAGGAAGCACTTGGCGGTGAAGAAAAAGTAACTGAAATTGAAGCAGCACTTCAAACACAACTTGATGAGCAAGCAGCTCCTACTAAAGCATCTGGTCTTCCTTGGTCTTAATTATGATTACACTTATCCGTCCAATCCTATTTTCATTTATGAAGTCAGAAAAGGTTAAATTCCTTATTCTTGATCTTCTCAAAGCATATGCTAAGTCAACAGATAATGATATCGATGACAAAGTAGTTGCTTTTGTTTCTGCTGGATTGTTCCCAACTAAATAATGGAGTGGGAAGCAGTACCTATCTTCCCCTACCTAGAGCTGCCTGAAGCGCCCGGATTACCCGGTCCTATACTAGATGTACCAAAAGCGGATTTACCATCCTACAAACCGCTTGTGGTGCCTCCCAGTGCCCTTAGGCCGCCACCCGGTATTAAAGGAATTGACAGCAATACATATGATGAAGCCCCAAAGGATACGAAACCTAAGGCTTCACCAGTTAAACCTTATGTTCCACCAGAAGCTCAGATCATAGGAGTACCATTTACGGACATTGAAGTCCCGATGCCTACTACTACGATCATGACTACTGCAGCTACTACTGCATTTATTTCAGTAGCTGCCACATTAATAGGACAATCATTATTTAAATATTTAGTTTCATTATTTAAACCTATTATAAAACAACTATGGAGCAAGTTAAAAAAGAAGAAGTTGGAGGAAAGCCCAAAAACTTCTTAGAAAAGGTAAAAGAAAATACAGAAGATGAGCTTCAAATCCTAGGTACATTTGTACGTCTAGGTGTTGTAGTTTGGAGTGGTTTTATTATTACTCTTAACTATGTAGAACTACCAATGTTTAAAAAAAGCGTTGGTGGAGATATTACATTTCCTGCTTCTATATTTACAGGAGCACTTGCTACATTTGGTTTATCTACTTCAAATAATAAATCTAATAGTAAATCATCAGACCCTAAAAAGAAAGACGAATGAAACGCTTACTATTGCTTTTGATGTTGGCTAGTCCAGCAGCAGCTCAAAGTGTTACCCCAAATTTTACACAGGGGTCAATGCAGTCAACCACTACTACTACTGTTGATATTGATCGCACTATTGCTACTAATATTTATGGTGGTGAATACTCATCATGGTCAGGAACAAATGTAACACCCAGTGGAGATATCAAAGATTCTTCCACAACTTATTCAGTAACAAATGCTGGAGAGCAGTTTCAACTAGAAATTATGACAAGAGCAGCAGGTATTGTCGAAGACAGTCTCGTAACAGAAACTATTCAACAAGTATCTACTACTACATCCTTGTCAGTATTCTCTCAATAACACCTGCTTACGCAGAAGATCCAAAAGTTCAAAATACATCTAGTCCTGTGGCAGCAGCTACAGGTAACGTAACTAATCAGGCGGTGCAATTCCAGAATAATGGGGCACCGTCTAGGCAATACTTCAGTGGTAATAATAGCTGTAATGGTACAACCATGCAGATTTCACCATTTTATATGGGTAATGATACAACCCCTATGGATCCTACCAGTTACGTCAAAAGTAATAACTGGGGAGCACAAGTTAGCTTCTCAGTACCTCTAGATGGAGGCATGATAGAAACCTGTAAAGGTATCGCCCGTAAACACGAACAAAAGATGCGTCTTGATTATGAATTAGTTAGAGCGTTAAAGTGTACCGAGATCATGCAGAAAGGATTTACCTTTAGACCTGGCTCACGTGTTGAAATCTTATGTAATGACATCGTACCAATCGTAGCACTTGAATAAATGGAAGCAGCCATTACTGCTCTTATCGCATTAATAGGCGGTGGAGCAGCTCTTAATAACAGACTACACAACAGAATAAATAACGTTCATGACCGTATCAGCGGTCTTGATAGGCGTATTGATGCTATTGAATTGAGTGTAGCTCAAGACTACGTATCAAAGGCTGACCTATCAGTAATGGTTCAACGTATGGAAGACCATATGGTACGCATCGAAAACAAATTAGACCAAATAGTATTGAGGAATTAATTATGTCTAGACCAGCAAACAAAAGTCATATGCAACAAATGTTTGACGACAATCGAAAGAAAGCAGGTGGTGATATGAATAAACCTGCAAAGGGTAATATAAATCCTTATCAATGGAAACCAAAACAAGCAAAAGGTAAAGTTGATAAAAAAGCATTTGACAGTAACTTTAAAAAACAAGCATAATTATGTCTTATCAAATTATTGACTCATACACAAGTAAGGTGATCGGTACATACGAAACTGAAGCTCAAGCAGTACGTGCTGAATCACACCTTGTACATGAACCTAACGAAACACGTTACGAAATTAAAGCACCAGCTAAACCAAAAGCTAAAGCTAAAAAAGCTAAATGACAAACAAGAAAGCAACTGAAGACCAGTTTAATGAGTTGCATAATCTTGTCACAAAAGAATTCCTTGCCCGTATTAAATCGGGTGAGGCTTCTACACAAGATCTAAAAGCAGCTTGTGATTGGTTATCAAAGAATGATATCAGTGGTGTCGCCTTTGAAGGTAGCCCACTAGATAAACTAGTTAGTATTATGCCAACTGTTGATCCTGAACTTGTACAACGGAGACTTTATGGCTCGAAAGTCTAATTATAGCGGTGCTAAATACGCTAATGGTAATTATAAATCATATCAAAAGAAATATGATGGCTCTAAATTACAGATCTCTAA